TGATTAATATAGAATACGAGCGATTAAAGTCGCTTTTTTCTTTGGTCGATGAATCAAAGACAGAATTAGTAGATAACTTAATTTATCAAGCTGCATTTATGAAAGTGGAACTTGATAAGTTACAAGAACAAATTAGAAAATATGGAGCGGTTCAAACTTCAAGTAGAGGTGCACAACGTCAGACTGAAGCCGCAAAGTATTACACAAAATTAGTGAACTCATATGGGACAGTAATCAAAACACTAAACAGCATTTTAGGAACACAAGTAGATGATGGAGATGATGCATTTGATGAATTTCTTAAGAGAGCAAGCGAATGAATTATTTAGTCGAGTATTACAATGAAATCGAAAATGGAAACATCATTGTAGGTGAGGAATTAAAAACTGAAATAGATCAACTGATAGAAGATCTAGAAAATCAATTGTACATTTTCGATGAGAAACCAGGTCAACTTAGAATTGATTTTATTGAAACGTTTTGTAAACATACGAAGTCTCCATTCAATGGTATGCCATTCATTCTTGAACTATGGGAGAAAGCAATCCTTCAAACTGCATATGGATTTAAGATGGCTGATTCAGGATTACGCAGATTCAATGAAGTAATTTTATTGATTGCACGTAAGAATGGAAAGACTACGTTTGTTGCTGGTATTGATTTAGCTGAATTCTTTTTATCAAGAGGTGGAGTGGATATCGTATGTGCTTCAAATACAACAGAACAAGCAAACATACTATTTGAAGAGATTAACAACATGAGAGAGCAATCTCCGGCCTTGTCAAAGGAAACAAGGAGTAAGAAAAACATCTATCACATCTATTCTCCGAAGACCAAAAACAAGATCAAGAAGTTATCTGCACAATCGAGAAACAAAGATGGATATAATATAGAAGTTGGTTGTATTGATGAAGTCCATGAAATGACTGATTCAAAAGTCTATGATGCAATCAAACAATCACAATCTACTAAGAAAGAACCATTAATATTTATCATAACCACTGAAGGGACAACCATCGGTGGTTTTTTAGATAGTAAATTGGATTATGCTAGAAAGATGTTAAAAGGTGAGATTGAAGATAACAGAGTACTTCCCTGGCTTTACACACAAGATTCGACTAAAGAAATATACGAAGATCCAACAACATGGCAAAAGTCGAATCCTAGTATAGGAGTAGTAAAGTTAAAAAATTATCTTGAAGATGTTATGAACAAATCGAAGCATGACCTTTCCACAAGGGTGACGATGCTTTGTAAGGACTTTAATATCAAACAAGCTGATTCAGGTTCATGGTTATCATTTGATGACTTGAATAATGAAGACAAATATTCGATTGACGATCTAAGAGACTCTTACGCAATTGGTGGAGTTGATTTATCTTCTACAACAGACTTGACAGCAGCAGTACTTGTTATTCAGAAAAGAGATAACAATATGAAGTTTGTCATACCGCATTTCTTTATGCCTAGTGAAGTAGTAGAAAAGAGAATCAAAGAAGATAACGTTCCATATGACATTTGGATTAAGAAAGGTTTTGTGACACTCACTGATGGACATCAAAACGACTTTAGTTTAGTTACACAATGGTTTATGAAGATGATACAAACATATGGGATTAGACCACTTTGGGTAGGTTATGATCCCTGGAATTCTCAATATTGGATAAAAGAAATGGGAGACTTAGGTTTTAATATGGAGAAGGTAAGACAAGGTATATATTCATTATCAGAACCAATGAAAATACTAGAAGCAGACTTAAAAAACAATGTGCTAAACTATAATAACAATCCTATCTTGAAATGGTGTCTTGCTAATACACAAGCGAAGGTTGACTTGAATGGAAATATCCAGCCATCAAAACTTAATTCAAAGTACAAACGAATAGATGGAACAGTTGCTTTGATTATTGCTTATGTAGTTTTAAATAGGTATAAAACTGATTATGAAAATATGATATAATGTAACTTGATAAGTCACAACTAAGGATATGGATGTTATGAAAAAAATTAATCAAGTTATAAGTAAAGAATATATTGAAGAATTTTTATCAAAATCAAAACACTACGGACCTAAAAGTTTAGTTATCTGTGTTATTGATTCTGTTTTTTCAATTGGTGTAAAATACGAAAGCACGATTAAAGTTGTTGAAAGATTTGCAGAATATGTTGGCATCAATATTGAAAATGATGAATACACCTTAGAACAGTTTTTAGATAGTTTTCAAGATTACACATACGAGCAATTAGCTGATGATGTATTTAAAAATAGACAAAGAACATCTACGAGAAACGGTATATTAAAAGCCGAAGCAGTGGTTCACTATATTAACATTCTTAATAGTAATGGAATAAATACAACCGAAGACTTACTTAATCACGAGAATATTACGAGAGTACGAAATGAAATAATGCTTATTCCTGGACAAAAGAGTGGAGTATCTTTTGCATATGTAATGATGCTTGCTGGGGATACCTCCTTGTTTAAACCGGATAGACATATTTATTCTTTTTTTGAATCTTTTTTAGGGTATGGGAAATTGAATGAAGATCAGTTAAAAAGTAAATTCAATGAACAATTTAAGATTATTAAAGGTGAGTATTCTGTTTTTACTATTAGATTACTAGATAGCTTAATTTGGACTTTTATGAAAAACATAAATAAGATCATTAAGAAATCAAATTCAGTTGAAAAAAGTGGACCATTCTTTATGACTAATAATGCTTGGTACTATTTTGATGAAGATCAGTACAAATTCTTTCTAACAGATAGTGCTACTGATAAAGCACGAGAGAGTTACAATAAGTTTTACAAAATTAATTAGTTCAGGAGGTGCACATGGCCCTTTTCAAGAGAAGAAAAAAGACTGGATCGTTTGATGCACTCCAGTTAATCAGTAATTTAAATACATTTTACACACCTTTTGGTACGAACATTTCAAAGAGTGATGTAGTAAAAATATGTATCGATCGAGTGGCTAGCCAATGTGCGAAACTCAAGCCTAGATTTATAAAAACTGAAAACGATAAGACAGTAACCGAGAAAAAAGGTAGGCTGTCTTTTCTTTTGAAGTATAAACCGAACGAAATTATGACACCTTATGACTTCATATACAAAACAATCACATTACTCTTGCTGAATGATAACGTGTTTGTTTATCCGAAGTTTGATAAGACTTCTGGTGAACTAAAAGGTATCTATCCATTAAGACCAATAACGGTTGAAATGATAGTCGATAGTTCGGATACTTATTTCATCAAGTTCTTATTTGATAATGGAGAATCATATATTTTACCATACGATAACGTCATTCATTTAAGACGTCATTTCGGACAAAACGATATCTTTGGTGGAACTGGATCAACCGGTGATCATGAAGCAATCCTCAAAACGATATCCATCAATGACAGCTTACTTCAAGGAATCGATAATGCCGTGAAATCATCTATGCAGATTAAAGGTATCCTGAAGATGAATGGAATGTTATCAGAAACCGATAAGAAGAAACAACGTGAATTATTCGATGCAGCTCTTACAGAATCGGTGAGTCTCAAAGGTAGTTCGATTATTCCGATTGATTTGAAGTCAGAGTACATTCCTTTAGAAGTTGATCCGAAACTGATTGATAAAGATACACTTGAATTCTTACAAGCGAAGATACTTGATTACTTTGGAGTATCAGTTCCAATCTTTACTAACAAATATACAGAAGATGAATATAACTCATTCTATGAGTCAACGATAGAGCCTTTAGCTATTCAACTTAGCGAGGCTTTTTCTTTAGGCTTACTTACTGATAATCAGTTAGAACGAGGAGAAGAAATCATCTTCTATAGCGAAAGACTTCAATATGCTTCATGGAATACAAAAGTATCGGCAATTGAGAAACTGATGAGTCTTGGAATTATGTCACTCAATGAATCAAGAGCACTGTTAGGATTAGAACCTATTGAAGGTGGAAATAAACGACTTCAATCACTAAACTTTGTCGATGCCGATAAAGCGAATCAATATCAAGTAGGAACGGAGGAACCTAAAGATGAAAATAACAGTTAATGGAAAGATATCAGAAGATGCACTTAAGGTTATCTTAGAAACCCAAAAGAAAAAGACAATCATCATTGATGATTACTGTAAAAAAGAAAAACTCGAGTCACTGTTTTACAAAGACTCAGAGCTTGAATATGAATACCAAAAACAATCAACAACAAAACCAAAGAAAGTAGAGACTCGTAAAGATGATAAAGGAAACTAGATTAGCAGATGTCACACTTCATGAAGAAGATGACAAGATGATATTAGAAGGCTATGCATTAGTCTTCAACAATGAAACATTAATAGGTGATGAAGAATATGGGTTCCTAGAAGAAATTGATTCAAGAGCACTATCGGAAACCAAAATGAAGGATGTTCCAATGAAATACAATCATATGGACTCCTTTTTAATTATTGCCAGAACCAAGAATCAATCCTTATCACTTACTGTAGATAGCATCGGTTTAAAAGTACGTGCTGAATTACTAGATACAAACACCAATCAAGATATCTACAAAATGGTAAGAAGTGGGTTATTGGATAAGATGAGTTTTGCTTTTACGGTTGATGAACAAGTATGGAATCGTGAAGGTAGAGTTCCAAAAAGAACTATTACAAAGATAGAACGTTTGTATGATGTGTCGGTTGTGGATACTCCGGCATATGATGCAACTAGTATATACGCTCGTTCTTTAGAATCTATGGAGTTAGAACTAAAGGCTATGGAGTTAGCAGAGCAAGAAGAACAATCAAGAATTATCAAAAAACGCATCAAAATCAAATCACAAATTTAAAGGAGAAAAAATCATGAATTTAGAATTAAGACGAAAAGAAATCGAGTCAAGACTGACTGAGATCAGAGGTCTTGTCGATAATGAAACAGATATTACCAAACTTGAAGCATTTGAAACTGAAACCACTGAGCTTCAAGAAGAACGAAGTGTTATTGATAAAAAAATGGCGATTGCAAGTAAAACTGAAATCAAACCAATTGTAATCGATAACCGTACTAAAGTAGATAAAGAAAAATTGGAACAACGAGCTGCTAGTTTACGTGAAAGTCGTGTTATCCAAGTATCAAGTGAAGAGATCTTGTTACCGGATCACACTGCTTCAGGATTAGCACCAGTTCCATTTGCACAAGTATCGACACTTGTTGATCGTGTTAATGTAATCAACTTAAACGGTGGAGAAACGTACAAGAAATCATTTGTTAAGAGCAATGGTATCGCTGGAACAACACTTGAAGGACAACCTTATAGTGAAACTGAACCTGCATTTGGTTATTTGACAATTTCCAAAGTAAAGATTACTGCGTATACAGAAATTACAGAGGAACTTGAAAAACTACCTGCTATTCCATATCAAGCAGAAGTGTTGCGTAACATCAATATTTCACTGAAAAAGAAAATCAGTGAACAAATCTTACGTGGTGCTGGAACGACTAATACTTTCACTGGTATCTTTAGTGATGCAGCAGTAGCTTTAGCGGATACTACTCCACTTGAAATTGAAGCAATCACTGATTCTACACTTGATGACATTGTCTTTGCTTATGGTGGAGATGAAGAAGTAGAAGGTGGAGCAGTTCTTATCTTAAATAAGAATGACTTACGTGCATTTGCCGGACTGAAAACACCAGAAGGTAGAAAAGTCCATTCAATCGATTATGTCAACAAAACAATCGACGGTATTCCTTATATCATCAACTCGAACTGTAAAGCTATCTCTGATAGTAATACTGCAGCTGGTGAATATGGTATCGCTTATGGTGCACTTAAAAACTATGAAGTACCAGTGTTCTCGCCAGTAGAAATTGGTAAATCTACTGATTACAAATTCAAAGATGGAATCATCAGCTACAAAGCATCTGTGTTCACAGGTGGTAACGTAGTCGGATACAACGGATTCCTACGTATCAAAAAGAAAGCCGCAGCCTAATAGCTAACGCTTGATAACAAAGTAAGAAAGGATTGATCTCATGGCTATACTTGATATCGTAAAAAAAGCATTGCTTATCCCCTTGACAGAATCATATGCTGACGATGAGCTTTCAACTCATATTAGTAGTTGTAAAGCATATTTGACGAGTTGTGGGATCGATCCGACTTACATCAATGACGAATCAAATCCAATGGTTAGTACCGTAATTATTATTTATGTGAAGACATTCTTTGGTTTTAAGAATGATGGGAGTGCAAAAGAACTGCCGAAGACATTTGATATGCTGGTAGGACAAATTGCATTAACTAAAGGAGCAGAAGAAAATGTATCCTAATTCACCGAATATTTCCATCAAGTTGCTAACCATTGATTTGGTTCAAAATTCTATCGGTTCTTCAACCTATCAACTTCAACACTCAAAAGAAATAATCGGAATCAATTTCAGCATTACATCAAACGAATACTATGAAAGCAAACGATCAGACATTAGGATTGATATTGCCGTAAAGATTCAAAGTTTCTTGTATGATGGTAGCAAATACGCTGACATTGCAGGAGACATTTACAAGATTGAACGAACGTATCAAATCGGACAATTCATTGAGTTATATTTGAGTAAATCTAAGATCAGAAAGAGTGATATCATTGGTTACGCTTGATGAACTTGGTGTTGCCATTTTAAATATGGTAGAAGAGTATGCTGAAGATATTACTCAAAAACTTGAAAAGCGACTTGATGAAACGGCTCAGGAAATCGTGAAATATATCAGTACACATGCACCTAGAAGTGGTGGATCAAAACCATTCGCGGATTCTTTTGTTGCTGAGCCAATAGGTAGTGGAATCAATAAGACGATAGTTATCTTTTCAAATGAAAAAGGAAAGTTGACACACCTACTTGAATTTGGTTTTACACATCGTAGTGGTAAGTATGTAGGACCTAGACCATTTATGCGTCCAGCCTATGATTTGTTTACACCGAAGATGCTAGAAGACATCAAATCGATTATTGAAAAGGGTGATAGTTAATGCAGGAAAAGTTAGAAGCATTATATGATACTTTGAATTCTGTTTTACCTGGTAAGGTATCATATGGAACCAGAGTAGGATTAGAAAGTGATCCTAACTATATCATCTATCAAGAAATCAGCAACCGTTCAATTGTTTATGCTGATGATAGAGTGGTCGCAAAGGTAACTACATTTCAAGTCAGTTTAATTACTGAAAAGAAGAACTTAGGAATAGAAGAACAACTAGAAGCATCCCTTTATTTCATGGGATATGAATTTGAATTATTGTCTGAATTTGTCAATGAAGACAGTTCAGTTAACAGAGTATATGAAATCAAACAGGAGGTATTTTAAATGAGTAATAAAGTCACATTTGGTTTAACAAACGTACATTATGCATTAGCTACTCAAGCCGAAGATGGTAGTTGGACCTTTGCAACACCTAAACGCTTAGAAGGTGCACAGGAAATTACAACAGAAGCTATTGGTGGTAGTACACAAGTGTATGCAGATGATAAAGTGATTGCTACATTAGTATCCAATTCAGGCTCTAACGTTACACTTAAATTTACGGAGATTGATGACGTGTTCAAAAAGGACATCTTTGGTGTTCTAGAAGATACAAATGGAAATCTAGTAGAAGTTGTAAATGGCGAAACTAAGACATTTGCTTTAGGCTATGAAATTCAGGGTGATATCAAAGCGAGACGTATTTGGTATTTCTTATGTACAGCGACACCTTCAGGAGATGCAAGCAAATCTAAAGCTGATTCTATTGAAGCAAACTCAATCACACTAAACATTACAGCAAGACCAATAGAATCCGGAGACAATCTTATTCTCAGAGTAATCGCAGGTGTAGGAGATGCGAACTATGCAGCATTCTTAACCACAGCACCAGCATTACCTACATTTATTTAAGGAGATAATCTAACATGGAAAAAACACTAAAACTAGGTGACAAGGATTATCGACTTCACTCATCGCTATTTACGATAATTGATTATCGTAATGTATTCTCAACTGAATTATTTAGTGATATCAAGAAACTAGAAAAAACGAACATCAAAAAAGAAGATGATATATCCACAGTGATTGACACCATCTTCAGAATTATCTATGTATTGCATCGGCCTTTCAGCAAACAATCCTATAATGACTTCTTGATGTCATTGGATTTCTCTGTACTAAGCAATCAGAGTGAACTGGAAAATCTGACGAATACGATAGGTGAAATGCTGGGTACGTTTCAAAAAGGAAGTACAGTCAAACTACCCACAAAGAAGTGATGAGGTAAACATAACAGCGAACATCATATTCAATCTTGCTCATTTAGGAATCTCTATTGAAGACACAAAGAGCTTTGATATAAATACCTATTTTGAGATTGTAGAACTTGAAATGAATGTTATTACAGGGGAACAGTCATCAAAAAGAGCAACGCAAAGAGATATAGATAAATTCCTGTTATAGGAGGTGAATATTAATGGCAGAAACAGTCAAAGGACTAAATATCAAACTAACCCTTGATGGTAAAGATTTAGAAAATGAATTAAACGGTATCAAGAAAGAACTCAAGGAACAAAACAAAGACTTAAGAGCGATTAATACCAACCTTCGATACGATAGTAGCAATCTCGATCTATGGAAACAAAAACAGTCAAAGCTAAACGACATTTTAGTTCAAACCAAGAAGAAACTTGAAACTCAAAATCAGGAACTTGATCGTGCGAAAAAAGCTGTCCAAGTCGGTGATATGAGTCAAGAAGAGTTTAATAAGCTCAAACGAAACGTCATATACACCGAAGCTGAAATAGCTAAGATGAATGGACAGTTGGAAAAAACATCAGATAAGATTAAACAACTAAGTAATGCTAATTTCGAGAAGATTGGTAAACTTGGTTCGACATTAACGAAAAGTGTGACGTTACCTATATTGGGTGCCGTTTCTGCTTTAACAGCATTCTCGGTGAAGGCTGCCTATACTGCTGATGAAATTGGAGACACAGCTGAGAAGATTGGGTTATCTGCTGAAGCCTTTCAAGAGTGGAATCATACTGCGACCATTTTAGGTGTATCAACTGAAAGAAT